TGGACTCCAGTTGACTTAGCTGCTTAAATGTATTATTTTAATTAATTAGGAGCTTAAATGGCATCAAGTTATTCAACAGACCTCAAACTAGAGTTAATGGTCACTGGCGAAAACGCTGGTACATGGGGAGATAAAACTAATGACAATCTAAACGTAATCCAACAAGCTATTGTTGGATACGGAGAACAAAGTATAGCTGGTGGTGCTCAAACTACAGCATTAACAATTGCAAATTCACCAACATTATCTGTTGCAAGAAATGCAGTTATAAAATTTACAGGAACTATTACTGGAGATCAAGTAGTAACTATTCCAAATGGTATTGAAAAAACATATACACTTATTAATGGTACAACAGGTGCTTTTACTGTTCAATTTAAAACAGTAGGGGGTACAGGATTTACATTTGGAACAACTGAAAAAAATGCTGTCTTAGTTTATTCAGATGGAACTAACGTTGTAGAGATAACAAATCAATTAGCAGGGCTTGTTGTAGGAACAGATGTTCAAGCTTTTGATGCACAATTATCAGACATAGCTGGTTTAACTCCTACAGATAGTAATTTTATAGTTGGAGATGGAAATAATTTTATTACTGAATCAGGAGCAACTGTAAGAACTTCTATAGGTCTTGGGACTGCTAGTGATGTTGAATTTGATTCTTTAGGAGTAGGTACTCCTGCAGGTGGAACAACTGGACTTATAAGAGCTACCAATGACGTTGTTGCTTTCTATTCTTCAGATATAACATTTAAAGAAAACATTAATATAATTCCAAATCCAATGGACATGGTTTCAAAAATAAACGGTGTTTATTTTGATTGGAAAAAAGATTTCTTAGATTCAAGAGGTGGAGAAGATAATTATTTTAACAGAAAAAAAGATGTTGGAGTAATTGCTCAAGAAATAGAACAAGTTTTACCAGAAATAGTAGGAACTAGACCTGATGGAACTAAAGCAATTAAATATGACAGATTAACTTGTTTGTTAATTGAATGTGTTAAAAATTTACAAAATCAAATTAATTCGTTAAAAAAGGAGGCTTAAAAAATGGCTGTCCCTTCGACTAACGTTGGACTTTCCAATATTCAAACAGAATTTGGTGGTTCGAATCCAATAGCATTATCAGAATATTATTTAGGAGGACCTTTAGTAAGTCCCGGAACACCCGCACCTAATGGTCCAATACCAGCATCAGGACAAATAGCTATTGGTCAATTTAGAGGAGCAGCGGCTGTTGTTTCTTTTGATTATTTAGTAATAGCAGGTGGCGGTGGTGGTGGTAACAGAGGATCAGGTGGTGGTGGAGGAGCAGGAGGGTTCCGTACATCTTTTCCAGGAGGAACTAAATTAAGTTTTGGTCCAGGACCGGTAAGTGTAACAGTTGGTAGTGGAGGTGCAGGGGTTTCTAATCCAGCTCCAGATCCAGGTGGTCGAGGTGGACAAGGTGGTGATTCAGTATTTTCAACTATAACATCTACAGGTGGTGGTGGAGGCGGAGGTTTTCCAGGAGCAACAGGTGGACCAGGTGGTAGTGGTGGTGGAGCAGGTGGTCTAGTTCCAGGATTTGGAAATGGAAACACTCCTCCAGTAAGTCCATCACAAGGAAATAATGGAGCAAATGGAGTTCCTTCTCCACAAGCAGCTGGTGGAGGCGGAGGTGCAGGATCTGCAGGAACTGCAGGTACTCCAACAAGTGGAGGTCCAGGAGGAAATGGTTTAGCAAATTCAATTAATGGAACTTCTACTACAAGAGGTGGTGGCGGTGGTGGAGGGGGTAATGATTCTGGTGTACCAGTTTCTGGTGGTACAGGAGGACCAGGAGGTGGTGGAAATGGTATGCAAGACGCTAATCCAAGTGGAGGAAGTTCTGGAGGATCAGATGGAACAGTTAACACTGGAGGAGGTGGAGGAGGCGGTGGTCAAGTTAATCCATCTAAACAGGGAGGCTCAGGTATTGTTATTGTAAGAACAGCTGGACCTAATGGACCTAGAATTTCTGTTTCACCAGGAACAAATACTAAAACAACAAGTCCAGCTCCTGATGGATCTGCTACTATTTTAACATTTACAGTTCCAGGAAGTTTTACAATTACTTAATCATATGGCTCATTTTGCAGAATTAGATATAAATAATACAGTAATTAGAGTTCTTACGGCTTGTAATCAAGATATTGCAAATAATGGTGGAGAATTATCTGAACAAGCAGCTTTACATTTTCAATCTTTAAATAATTTTAGTCCTAATGGAGTTAAATGGGTTCAAACTTCTTACAACAGTAATTTTAGAAAAACATATGCTAGTATTGGAATGAAATATAATTCTAATTTAGATATGTTTATATCTCAACAACCCTATTCATCTTGGACTCTTAATTCAAATGGAGATTGGATAGCTCCTGTTTTATATCCTACCATTATTGTTAATGAACAAAATAAAAGGTATTTTATCGACTGGGATGAAAGTAATCTAAGATGGACAGCAAAAGATCAAGAAAACAATGCTTATATCTGGAATTCCAATACATCTACTTGGTCTATTTCTTAAAAATTTAAAGTTGATTTTTTTGTTTTAATATAATAAAAATAAGTTATATAAAAAATAAAGTATGAACTTACATCATCATTATTATTATTTTAAAAATGTTTTAACTTCTAAATTTTGTGATGAGGTTATCAAATATGCTAATTTACAAAAAGAACAATTAGCACTTATTGGAAATCTATCAGAAAAAGCAAATAAAGGCACTCCTCTAACTAAAGAAGAAATTAATGATTTAAAACAAAGAAGAGATTCAAATGTAGTATGGTTAAATGATAATTGGATATATAAAGAAATACATCCTTACATTCATGAAGCAAATAAATTAGCTGGATGGAATTTTGAATGGGACTGGTCTGAGAGTTGTCAGTTTACAAAATATAAATTAAATCAATATTATGATTGGCATTGTGATTCTTGGCCAGCACCTTACAATTGCCCAGATGAACCCTATAAACACAATAAAATTAGAAAGTTGTCTGTGACCTGCTCTTTGTCAAATCCTGAGGATTATGAAGGAGGAGAATTAGAATTTGATTTTAGAAATAATGATCCAGATAAAAATCAAGTAAGAAAATGTGCTGAAATATCAGAAAGAGGATCTATTGTTGTATTCCCCTCTCATGTATGGCATAGAGTTAAACCAGTAACGAAAGGAACAAGATATTCTTTAGTCCTTTGGAACTTAGGATATCCATTTAAATAAAAATGAATTTTAAAAAAAATAAATATACAGTTATTAAAAAAGCAATCTCTAAAGAACTTACAGATTTTTGTTATAATTATTTTATAATGAAAAGAAAAGTAGCTAAAACATTTATTGAAAATAGATACATTTCGCCATTTACAAATGAATGGGGAATATGGGCAGATGTACAAGTGCCAAACACATATTCGCATTATGCTGATGTTGTAATGGAAACTTTACTTGAAAAACTTTTACCATTAATGGAAAAAAATACAGAATTAAAATTAAATCCTAATTATTCTTATGCTAGAATTTATAAAAAAGGAGATATTTTAAAACGTCATAAAGATAGATTTAGTTGTGAAATATCTACTACATTAAATCTTGGAGGAGATCCTTGGCCAATTTATTTAGAACCATCTGGTAAAGAGGAATTAAAAGGAGTAAAAGTAGATTTAAAACCAGGAGATATGCTTGTTTATAGAGGTAATGAATTAGAACACTGGAGAGAATCTTTTGAAGGAGAAAATTGTGCTCAAGTATTTTTACATTATAATAATGTAAAAACAAAAGGATCAAAAGAAAACTTATATGATCGTAGACCTCATTTAGGATTGCCTGCTTACTTTAAAAAATGATAGTATTAATAAAAGATAATTTAAATTCAAAAGAATTTTGCAAAAATACAATAAACTTTTATAAAAAAAACAAAAATAAAGCTAAAAAATTTAGAGATGTTTTTCCTTTAGATTTAAAAAAAGAAGATTTAGAAATAGATTTTATAAATAAAATTCATAATATTTCTAAAACAATTAATAATTCAATCATTGATTGGGCTCAAATTGTTTATTGGCCTAAAAATTCTTTTCAAGACTTTCATTTTGATAATACTTCTAATAAAACAACTTTATCTTCTATATGTTATTTAAATGATAATTATGAAGGAGGTCAAACTTATTTTGAAGATGGAACAATTTTTACTCCTATTACTGGTAGAGTATTATTTTTTGATGGAAAATATTATTTACATGGAGTAAAAAAAATAATTTCTGGAAATAGATATGTTTTAGCTATATGGTATAAAAATGATCAAAGATAAAGATTTACTTATAAAAGAACTAGAAGAAAAAGTTAAAGAACTAGAAGAAAAATATCAAATGGAAAAAGGTGTTAAACAATCTGAGGTAATGCTTAACGCAGAACTAAATGAAAGAATAGAAAAATATCAGCTTCATATAGAAACTCTTAGAAATATCAATGAACATTATTCTAATTTAATTGGCAAATTAAGAGCAAGATTAAAAGAAATCATAAGTCATTAATTTAAATTTCATTCTAATTGAATGAACATAAAGTTTGTAAACGAATACCTTTCAAATGTAAAATGGAATGACAGTGAAGACTGGCAAGTTGAAGGAATTATTAAAAAATTATCTAATCAATATTTAAAATTTAATATACAATTTTTAAAAGATTATTCTGATAAAAAAGGTAAACTTATAAATTCTAAAAGTCAGTCAGATAAAGTATTATTTGAAAATGATAAGGAATGGATACTCATAGACACCCAAGAATTGATTAAATATATGAAAACTACTAGTTTAAAAGAAATAAATTTGAAAGACTTATTATCTAATATAGACTGGAATATTATCTTACCTAAAAAATAACTCTATATTTCAACTTGATCAAATATAAGGTATAATGATCTATGCCTTTAAAAAAAATACCCGTAGCTCCAGGCTTTGATAAACAAGATACAGCATCCCAAGCAGAAGGTCGCTGGATTGATGGAGATAACGTACGTTTTCGTTATGGAAACCCTGAAAAAATAGGGGGTTGGTCAGAAATATTAGCAGATACTCTAGTAGGCGCCGCTAGGAATCAATGGATATGGGCAGATTTAGACGGAAACAGATATGCTGCAATAGGTACAAATAAAGTATTAACTATTTATTTTGAAGGTGCATTTTACGATATTACACCATTAGATACAGCCTTAGCTTCATGTTCATTTAGTACAACTTTAGGATCAACAACTGTTACAGTAAATAAAGCTGGACACGGATTATCAGTTGGTAGAATTATACGATTTACTTTTGGAACACCTCCAACAGGTTTTTCAGCTGCTAATTTTACAAATGCTTTTGAAGTCAAAACAACACCTACATCAGGCACATTTACAATTACAATGCCAGTAGTTTCATCCGCAACAGGAACTTCTGGAACTGCAACGTGCAATCCTTATTATGATTTTGGTCCTTTTGGTCAAACTTATGGATTTGGTTTTGGTACATTTAACTGGGGTGGTTTTAGTTCAACAGTTACTCAAACTGCAATTAATGTA